GCTTTATAATAGGAGTTTTTAGTAAGAGATACTTCTTGTTCAAGGTTATTATACTTTAATCGTATTCTTTCTATTTCAACTTTAAGTTTGGATAATTGTTTTGCTATTCCCTTTTCAGTAGCAAACATTCCCAAGTCAGACATTTCCACTCCTATCTCTCGATAGAATTTTCTATATCTATCAGCTACCTTTTTAATAATATCATCTGCATCATCTTTAGGGTTTATAATTTGATGGAATATTTTTTTAGTAAATTCTCCATATGTCTTTGGTGTGGTTGTCTGTCCACCACCTGACTTTCCAAGATTCTTTTTAAAATCCATTATTTTATTTCCAACACTTACAACTGTATTTGTAACTTCTATATCTGTTATTGTTCTTCTATTCGTATTGCCAGTCCATTTTGCATACCCCTCATTTGTATAATCTAATAAAACTTTATTTCTTCCCAAGTAATGTTTAGCCATAGATTCAACATTATTTGGTTTAGCCACATTCATTAAAACTCCCATATGCCTAATTCCCGGTGTTGCCAGTTCCCAAACTTTAGCCATTAAAAAATTATCACTTGAAAAACCTTTCTTGATTACAGTCAATGCTCGATAGAAAGGCGTAAAGTTAGCAAGAAATTTCTCCACTCCCATAGCTGGTAGTATTTCAAATGCTCCCTTAGGTAAATTGGCAGCATCAATCGGACCGATTGTTTCATTAATCTTTGAACTAAAAATCTGTCTTCCTTTTACTCTCCTCAAAGCATAATCATTTACTCTTACATTAAAATCAGAAGAAGTTTCTCTTGAAGTTTTTTTAAGTTTGTTTTTTGCCCAAGCTCTCTCTATGGCAAACTGTATAATTTCATCATTGTTCTTAAAAATATCATCAGCTAATACTTTTGATGTTCCCATATATCTTGGCAAGGTCCAAAATCGTTCTCCCTTTTGAATCATCTGTAATATTTTTACAGCATCATAAACAACTCTAGTTTTCTTTCCTATTTTCTCGATAAACGCTAAAGTATTTTTCTTAGGAATTGGTTTATTAATTGGTTCTATCTTTGGATTATCAAATGGAGAGCCAACCTTTCCTTCCATCTTAGACATTTCTCCATCAAATGTTCTTCCTATGTCATCAACATTTTTAGAATTAAATTTAGTTTTTACTCCTTTGCCAAATGCTCCAAGACCACCACCAATCAGTCCACCTATAATTGTTCCTGTTCCAATCATTATAGCTGATTCTTTAGCTGTTCTTGTTGGGTCAAATAAATGATAAGCAAATTCTTCAGCACTCATAATTCCAGCCATCATACTTCCAGCTTTCATAAATCCCTTAGCTATTCCCACTCCCATAGTTGATGGTAATGGAATTAAGTATAATGGATTCGCCATCCCAGTTAGAAATCCTGGTGTCCACCTGTCTGAGTATTCTAATCTTTTTTGTGCCTCTCTCTTTTCATCTATGCGACCTTTAATATATTCAAAATGAGGTTTGCTTTTAGTCATAGCAAAGTCCTCTATAAATTGCTGATAGTTTTCCATCTCATCAAAGTAAGGATTAATTTTTTCATCCAATGGATTCCAGTTAGGGTCATTCTCAAACATACCTGTGAAGTTATTGATTCCATATTGAACTGCTCCTTGCCATTGTAAAGTCCAATGGTCCACCATATCCCTAGCATAAGATTGTCCATATTCATCAGGAGCAAAAGGTGTAGGAAATGGATTGTATTCTCCCTCAACATAGGAGTTAGGTAGCATCAAATCATAAACTGGAAAGTTTAAAGCTCCTTCCAGCTCAAGATAATTTGTAGGTTTTTGTAAGCTAGTAACCATTAGAACGCTGTAAATAATACTCCACCGATATACATACGACCCTCGGAATCATATGTAATTTCATTCTTTTGTAGCCAGTCTTTTCTTTTTATCTTTGCCTTCTCTAAACTTTCTAGCCACATTTTCTCATCCAGTTTTTTAAAATGCTCTCCAATATCCACGACAATCGGTTTGCCATCTTTATCAGATAATCTTTTTAACTGACCCCAATAAAGATAACCCTCATCAGGTTGTCTGTAAAAGAGTGCATACATAGGAACTCCGTTTTTCATATATGCTTCAGGCATAGCTTTAAGAAATAAATTCTCTCCTAGTTTCAAATCAATATATCCACCATCAGGATTGTTAGGATATTTTAATATCTTTAATTTTTTCCAAGCTGGTGTTACTTTTGTTGCAACCATACCACGAGCAGAAACAGTTTCTGTTTTTTCTTCAGCTTCTTCATAAACAGTACCACCAACCCAATCCCAGTCAGCGTGTTGGGCAATATCCCAAAGTGTAAAATCTTCCAACCATTGATAATCTGCCTTGCCATCTTTATCCGTATCATACCCACCAAAGAAAACTTCAGGAGGCAACAGAGCTGGTCTTTTATCCTCTCCCCATTCTCCGTTAAATGACATAGCACTAAAGCTGTATTTGCTGGGAGCAAACCGAAAGAACACCAAATGAGTTATGGCACTATCCATAGCAGCATCAGGACTTCCCCCTTTGTGTCTGTTAGTTTTATATAAATCTATTAATTCTGCCTTAAAAGAACTTGTTCCCATCAAAAGTTTTTTCTGCTTTTCATCTACTTCGTGAGTAAGACTCTTCCAAATGTCAGCATCCATTATCATTGTTTCTATTTCTTCAGGTTTGCCATAAAATTCATCATCATTAAAATTCTTGGAAAGACCAAGATTATATTCTTTCACCATTCTTTCTTTAACAGCAGTAATAACAGTTTGAATATTATCAGGACTATAGCTTTGAAGTTGCTTGTCTAAAGTATATAAAAACATTTTAGCTTCAGGCTTGATTGAACCCATTATTTTTTCACCTATGTTTATGCCCTGTGCATTTTTAAGACTTTGTACCTTTTTATAAAAATGATAGTTTTGAAATATGACATTCGCATCATCTTCGTAGACAATCATATTTAGTTCTTCCCATTTGTACTGAGGTAAAACTTTTGTATTATTAATAAACTTCAGCAACATATTCTCGTTACTGGATATTTTTCTATCTGCATCTGCCTTGCCATATAAAGGATGTGCCTTGTCTATTTTTTTTGAATCGTGCCACAGAATATATTCTTCTGCTGCTACCCTGTCTTCCTTAAGGCTTGGGTTTAATCCTTTTGCTCCCATTCCATTTTCAAGATTATGATTCATAACAGTAAGTATAGGTCTTATCGTCTCTAATATTCTACCAGCTTCAGCATCCAGTTTTTCCATTCGTGTTTTAATAGCTTTTATAATTGTTTTTCTATAGGGAGCTGCACCAAAAAGAGTGTTGTCATAAGTAGGGTCATTAAATTCAGGAGAAGTATAAAGTTCCTTTGCCCACTTAAAGATAGCGTCAGCATCATTCGGCAACTGCCAAAATTCCTCCATCAAACCTCCAGCCCAAATAGTTCTATCCCTGTCAAGAAGATTAAAAAACTTAAAGCTGTTGGTTAATATCCTGTCTTTCATATTCCCAACAATAGCGTTTTTCATCCATACGCCCTCATCTGTTTGCATATATTTTTCTATCATTATTTTTTCATATTCTTCTAAGTCTTTTATGTATTCCATATCTCTGAACGTGGCATCAAAGGAAGACCATTTCTGTAATATTTTGCTTTGAGCTGCCACAAATTCAGGAGTATTTTCACCAAACTCAAGCATAATTCCTGTCAATTCAATCAAGTCAAGATTCATTTCTGATTCAAGAACAAGTTTAATATTGTCAGTATTAGCAGAATTAATATCCTTTAAGTTTAATTTAATAGAGTTCGTCAGTTCTTCCCACGAATTTCTTATGGTTCTATCATAGCCGACAAGCTCCTTTAGGTTGTCTATATAGGTATCCCCTGTTGGAGATACTAATGAAATTTCTTTTCTTAAATACTCAAAACTTTTTCTAGTATCGCTGAAGTCATCTTCTTGAGCATTTGTAAGCAAACCTCGAAGAATAATTTCTCCAATATCCCTTCGTGCTAAATCAATTTGTCTAAGTTTTTCCATTCCACCAAGGTCAGAATCCCAAACTACCTGTATGGATTTATTCAAATCAACAAGTTTTTGTGAAAGACCTGTGAAAGCATCATTCTCTTTTAAAAGACCCTCTAAAGAAAATTCCCTTTTATCGGAATCCCAATGAACTCCGACATCATAATAATTAAGCAACTGAGCCTTTGAATCAAACTCAGCTATTACATTATTTTTTAATTCCTGATGGGTATAAAGTAATTTTGTTGCGACCTTTATTTGTTCATCCTTAAAGGAGTTTGTCGCAATTTGTTTATAGTATCCACTAAAGACATTGGCTTCTAAAAGCTCAATATCATTTTTCCATTCTGGTAATTTCTCCTTTACATTTTCTAAGTAAGCGTCTTGGGCATCAAGATAACCCTGTGGGTTATCAATAAATTTAACATACAATTCATCTGCATAAGTATTGGCAGACGCTTTAATGGATAACCCTATTACAGCATCCCTAGTTTTATTAAATTGAGAACCATAGATTTTACCTTCTGTAAGCCTTTGCTCTTGTACTGGAGTTTTAATTGTCGCAATTAATTCATCTTTATCATCAAGAATATCTGTAATCTTATATCCACCATCAAATCCTTTTGCATAGTATTCCGTTACATAATCCAATTCTTCGTGTTGGGCATCATACATTGCCTCTTTGGAAAGTTTGTCAGCTTTCCATTTGAAAGCACTATCAACAATATTATCGGCAGCTCTCTTTACTTTCTCTAATTGCTGTTGAGCTACGCCATATCCACCTGTATCAACAACGCCAATATCCCTTACAATATTCGTTCTTTTTAATTTTTCTAAAACAGCCATTATGTTGTCTCTTTATCTAATTGATATAATTTCATACTGCTACTGGCTGTTGTATTAGCAATAGACCCAAATGCTCCCCACATAGCATAGCGACCTTTAAGACCAGCAATTTCAGATGAAAGAGAAAGATTCTTAGTTTTCGCATCCCTTCTCATTTCAACTTGGTTTAATGTATCATTTAGTACAGTTTGATTATATGCCCTGTTCGCCAAAGCTGAACCACTCTGATAAAAATTTATGTTCATTCGAGAAGCTAAGGATATGTTCCTTCCCTCTGCAAACTCCCAGTCTATGTGTGCATTTTTAACAGATATTTCTGCCTCTTTATTAGCTAAATCAATTCTATTTTGATAACTAGCTTGTTCTACCTTAGCTGATTTCTTTGCTAACCGTGCTTGTTGAATACTTGTGCCAACTGATACTGCTGATGCAATAAGAATCATTGTTACTGGGTCGCCCATTAGTAATCAATCTCCAATACTATTCCTCGTATTTTTAATGGTGTCGGTACATCCGAGGTTAATGTTACCTGAGCATCCTGACTGTAACCAGTCAGATAAAATTCCTGTTTACCATTGACTGCTGTTCTTGGCAATCCACCACCAGATAAAGTTCCTGTTACTGTTCTCACAATCAAATCTTTCCCATTGACATCCACATCAATAGCATCTTGAACATCTATTATACAACGCACTATTCTTTTGTATCGTGCTGTTAATGGCTGTCCTTGTATCGCTACATCTACTGGCATAGTCTTCAGGACCGAATCATATTTAAAACCAGCAGTCATAGCATCCACAGCTACATCTAAAGTAATTCTATCACTAGAATCTACAGTAAAATCTCCAAGATATTCATTTCCACTTATCGTTGATACAGCTTGACTGGTTAAATGCGTACCCACAGTCCACATATGTCCTTTGGTAAAGGTGAGAGCTGCGTTATCTGCTGGAGAGGATGCAAGATTGGAAGTTAAGTTAAGCGTTTGTTCTCCACCTACCAGAGTGCTTACACCAGAAACAACATAAGTTCCTGATACTCCAGCTATTGTAAATTCATCATCTGCTTGTACTGTATGTGTTAGTCCATCTATCAATAAACTGTTTCCAGTTTGACTAGCTCCTTTTGCTAAAGGAGTTCCATAAGCATAGATAGTTCCATCTATATAGGAATCCAATGGCTTGGAATCATCCAAGTCCATCTTCTCCAAATAGTATTCATTAGAGCTATTAATATCTCTGCAAGTAATAGCGAAGACTTCATTGACTACCGAATTGATAGACATAAATCCAAAGGGATAAGCAGTTGTTCCGTGTGTGGTCCACTTAGACCAACCCTGAACCTTGTCACTACGCATAGTATGGAAAGCTGCAACGCTTCCATCCGTGTTCGTTAAAACCCAAAACTGTTCAGGCTGTTCTGTTGTTCCTTGAATGATTCCAGAATCAACTGGACTATTAATAACATCTGTTAAGAATGAAATTGCATTGGAAGTATATCCATCCTGAACATCATCATAGATAAATTCCCTAGCTACAGTTCCACTTCGTTGTATAAAATAAGTTGCTCCGTCTAATTGCTGTGGTCTGATTTTCTTTATGCCAAAAGAAGTCTGTCTTTTAAATCCTATATTGGTTGGTGATATTCCACCTGTGGCTTCAACTCGAAGATAATATTCTCCACTATCGGTAAAGAATTGTAGGTTTCTTCCTTGCAACATATAGCGTATTTCATCCACCCTATCTGAACCAAGCGAAACATCTATTGCATCTTCACCACTTGCGTTATCCAAGTCAAAGTTAAAGTATTCACCAATCTTGGATGCCATAATTCCTGATGGTCTTGCTGTGCTACCAGATAGATATAACCTGTCATCAAAGATAGATACTGCTTGGGGGTATCCCCTTACATCTGAGAATACCTGTTCTTTCCAATGGCGTGTTGCATTGGTTGAATCTAAAGCTTCCCTTACAGTAACAGTTACTTGTGTTCCTGAGGTATAGCCAGTTACTTCCACTTGATGATATTTATTCGCTGGGTCATCCGTTAAACCAAACCTACAACCAACGTGAGCAGAAACAAAAATAGATTCTGATGCAGTAAGAGTAACACCTGTACCACTTGCAGCACTAGGATTTAAAGTTATATTCCAGTCATTGAATTTATAAAAAGGACAAAGGACAGTTGCTGCATCATCCGTACCAGCCGAATTATCCATATTACATTCACCAGTATCATCAGTTTGAAAATGAAAGTTTCGTATTGTAAATGTTGTTGCTGAAGTTCTTACAAACTCTTGTGTTGCAAAATCTTCGTGGGCGAAGAACATAGTATCGCCATATTGGGCAAAGGTAACTTCTTTAATATTACCAGCAGTCCACGGACAGCTTCCAACAGTTGCTATCAATGTTCCTAATGTAGAAAAAATTTTTACATTACTTGCATACAATACAAGAACATACATCTCATCAGAGCTGAAGGTCCACGGAAGAACCCTTGCATCATATCCAATGTCAGCGAGATACTTGAATCCCTGACGCTTCATCACACCACCTTGTGCCAAATGCCACCAGTTGGTTGATGTTTCTACGCCATCCTTATAAGCTCCTAAGTCTGTTCTTGAGGTTAAAAGAGGGTCTAACTGACCAGCTTGAAAGGTGTTTTGTGCTGTTCTGAATCTTGCCATATCATTTTAATATCTTGTGCTTGTAGAACCTCTGAACTTAGCAAATCTATCAACAGTTACCCTCCTTGTTGGTTGCTGACTAGAATCTAAATTCTTAGCTCTACGATATTGTAGTCTATATTTTTCCTCATAGATACTAGCCATATCTGTACTCCTTGCTATTGCGTGAGCAAAGACAGATGCTAAATGATATTCCAAAGATAGTATGAAATACTTTGGCATTTCTTCTTCTGCTGGTCTGTAAGTATAATCTGCTATTACTGTGTCAGTAGATTCTAAGTCTGTGTATAATTCGTTGTTAAAAATATCATAGTTGGTTACTGTGTTTCCACCCACAGTAATTCGTTGAACATAAAGATTATCGGTTGGAAGATAAAAGCTCTGTGTCCATATTCCAGTCGGAGCTGTAGCATTGGCTGATAATTGTGTTTGTTTAGTTGCGAACCTCCAGCGACACGCTGTTAGGTCGCCATCAAGAATGTCATAATATAAATCATTAGCAACACTAGCTTCGGTAGAGCCATCCGTAAAGCTGGAGATTCTATTTGCTCCAATCATTACTATTGCCCTGTTAGCTACTGTTACATTGTTTATCGCCACACTTTAACTCCATTATAAACAAGGGGGATTCATCCCCCTTGTAGTTAGTTTATTAAGCTAATATTACTGTGTTCAGATTTGTGCCACCATCCTGAACAGATACAATTAATATATCTGCTACAGCATTAGAGCCACCACTATTTACAATAATAATATCACCAGCAGTCAATAGTTTATAATCAGCTAAAAAATAGTCATCATTATCTATTGTACCGATAGCGTCACCGTCTGTATAGTACCAGAGAGCATTTGAAGCTCCCATTTGAGCTATCTTTTTGACAGGGTTATCAGTTGCATAAGCCATTATAATCTCCTATTCATCACAGATAACTTCTTCGACACCATTGTCATCAATCATAGCTGCTCCCATTGACATCATAGATGTCGCTAGGTGTGCAACTTTTTCAGGGATATAGTTAATTTCCGTAACTATATCTTGACCAATAGCGTGTCCGACACTTGAACGGTGATATGCAAAAGTTTTTCTATCAGAAGAACCATCAACAGGAAGTCCTGAAAATGCGTAGAACATAAAGCCTAGCCATCTCTTAGCAGTCATACCCCCAGAATATGGAAGTTCGTTAGCTGGAACATAGTCCAAACTAGCGAATTGGGTAAGGTCTAAGAGGTCTGTCCATTGTTTATGTCCAACAACCCAAAATCTGTCGCCATCATCAGGAACATTTCTAGTGCCAAAGTTTTCGAATGTTAGTTGAGCTTTAGCTAGAGAAAGTCCAGCTGCTGGTGAACCAATTGCTTGTGAATTAGATGTAGTATCTAATACAGTAGTTAGTTGGTCATCAGTTTTTCTGCCCAACGCCCACGCAGCATTTTGTGCTACTACTTGGCGTTCGTCAATGTTAGTCTTTAGCTCGTCTAATTTGTCAATATAATCTGCAGCGTAAAAATCGCTAACAGTTACATCAACTGTGCTGTGTGAAATATCCATTACTGGAACTTCACCGTGCCTAGACTTGGTAACAGCTTCACCTGTACCAGTCTTTTGGAATCGAGCCTGACTACCGACAACATTATTGAGTGTCCTTATTGTTCCACGAAGCTTTGAACCCATACGCTGATAAGCCATATGGACTTCGGATTCAAACTGCTTAATAAAAGCAGTAGAAATTGTAGAACTCATAACATACCTCGTTATTTATCGTTAGTTTGACTTAATGCTCATCATTAAGTCGGTCTTCCTATGTTGTCTTAAACTGTGGGTATGTTATCCAAATGGGCATACTTTAGACGAGCTAAAGGCATAGATAATTATTATTTATTGATTATTACAATTACAATCAACGCACAATACTTTTATATTTTTAATGCATCCCTTGGGAATAGTCGTAACACGACCTACTTCTGAATCTTCGTTTGGATTTTTATCCTTATCTCCGATAATTGTAACTATGTTTTCATTCTCATTAATGAGAAATCCAACACTTATAACAGTCATTACATCTGCTTTTATTGCTTTTTCCTGTGTAATCCAGCCATTTTCTTGGTCCATAGCATCAACCCATTCCACAAGAATCAGCTTGTCCATTATCCCTCAGGAAATATTTTCTTAAATGATTCCTCTACCTTCTTAATGAAAGTTTCATCCCTATGCTGAGGATGAAAGTATCTTGGGTCTTTCATCATTTTTTCTAATTCTTTTCTACTTTCACTAGCATCCAATGGAGATGATGGTGTTTGCTGTGTAGATACATTTGATTGTGTTTGTTTCATAATTTTTTCAACAGCTCTAACGCTATCAGCAGTTGTAAGATAATCAGCCATTGTATTGTACTCATCATCTGACAGTTGTTTCTTTAACCACAAATCAACAGATTCCAGTCTTGCACTAGAGTTTTCTCCGAGCTTACCCATCTCTGTATCGTGGTCAGGAACATTAGATGTTGACGCTTTAAGATACTGGTTAATGCCTTCATTGAATATTTCATTGTTATAGCCTGACTTGTAGCAAGTGTCTTTCCACCAGCTTACCAAAGGGTCATCACTAGGAAGTTGAATATCCCCAAAGGATTCATCAAGCTTGACTTCATATCCGTTGGCAGTTTCAGGTCTGTCCTTAATCATATCAGATTCAATCTGTTTCTTGACAACTGGAGTTAAATCATCAACCTTTGTATGAAAAGCTTTTTCTAAATTCTTATAGCTGTCAGCAAATTCCTTTACCTTCAGCTCATTCTTTTCTGCATCCCAAAACTTTGTAGGAATAAACTCAGGCTTCTCTGCCTCTTTCTTTTCTTCTTGAAATTCACTAATGACTTGTTCTACTGATTCCGTTGAACCTTCTTCACTTTCACGTGAAACTTTTTCTTCTTCAGCCATCTCTCTTTCCCCTTTCAATTCTTTGTTCTATAATACCGACTATATACCTTGAACCCTCTAGGTGTCGCAACTTTTCATTTGATACCTCAGGTCCACTCACAATATTCAGAGTTATTGATTTTAGATATTTTAGTATTTCCGTGCCAATCTTATCCTTAAATAAACTGGCAAATAACTTATTTAATTCTTTTTCTGCTTCGTGTGTTCTCTTAAATCCATCAACACTATAAACGCCTTCTATTTTTCTATGTGGCATTACATTTGTGTTGGTTCAGGTGGAGCTTGAGGAGGAGCTTCTGCTCCACCTTCAGGAGGAATATTTTGACCTTGCTGAGCCATCTGTGCAATTTGATTCGCAATAGCTTCCCTTTCTTCAGGCTCTCGCAAAATCTCGAGAGGAACACCTAATTTCTTCGCTAAATATTCTGCAGCTATCTCACTCTTAACTACTATATTCAACATCTGTGGTCCAAACCTCATCATAATCAATTCCAAGAATGAATCAACATTTAAAACATCCTGTTGCTGTTGAGCTTTTGATAATGGTGATTCAGGTTTGACCCTTATTTCTCTGCCATCAATTACTGGTAGCTGTATTCTTCCTTGTTTTTTTAGGAGATATACTACCCTTTTAATCAATGGCTGTATAAATTCTGCTTGAAGTCTGCCATAAGCAGCTCCAATTTGTCGTTGTAAATCTGCTTGTCGTTCTGCTACTTCCCTTGCTGACATTGGTGTTTTAGCCATAGGTCTTCCCAGCATTTCGTTATAGAGAGCTTTCTTAATATTATGACGCATATCCTGAAGAATTAAATCGGCAACATTGAAATTGCCTCCGTGCTTGAGGGGTTGCAGTCCATCTGAGTTGGGAGCTACAGGAATAACAGAACCTGGCACTAGGTTTATCGTATCGGTATTAATTGTTCCGTCATCCGATATTTGCCACACGCCTGATATTGCCATCTGTGCATTTTCTAAAATTAATTCTACAACAAGGTTGCAAGTTTTAATTGCTGCCATTCCATTGAATACTGGTCCTCGACCATAAACTTCTCCTGACGCTTTGGACCATCTGAAAACAATCCACGGACTAGAACCTTGTCCTTCCATATCTTCCTGATAAATTATTTTCTTCATCTTCTTGAGTACGACACAATAATGCCACGTTTCAACTTCGGTATCATATCGTTTATAGGATGCCTCAATTACTTCACATTTCTTATTGGGGTCTCTTTCCATAAGACCCATAATGTCTTCGTCATAAGTTGCGTTGGGATAAACTATTTTAAGTTGTGATATAGGCATACTCCTAGCTCTTAGTATCCAGTCTATTTTTCCATCAGGACCTGAGAGCAATAGTATCTGTGGTAGGGGAACAGCATTAAATTTAATGGGTTGTGTTTCATCTCCTTCGGTTACTAGCAGACAGCCAGTACCGACAGCCAAGTCTAAGAAAGCTTCGTGTGATTCTTGATTGAAGTTGCTGTTATTGATAACGCCAAAAACATAATCGGTTACTTTTTCCAGCTCCTCATCCACAGCCATTAACTGTTCTTCTCCTACATCCGTTCCTGACTTGAGAGAAAACCATTTTGCAAAAGCTGGTATCATACCTGACTGCAATCGAGATGCAAATTCCTGTACGCCTACAACAGCAGTTTCATCATAAATTTTATCAGCTCTAACATTCGCTGGTGATTCTTGATAGAATGATTCTCGTTGAGGTAGCGTGTATTCATAGCACTCCTCAAACTTCGGAACAAAATGTTCTCGCAAATTAAAAGCTTCCTTGTACTTTCTCAGTACAAGAGCTAACTTATCTTCAGCCATATTATTCTAACCTAATGTTTTTCTTTTCATAAGTTCTTCAAGAAACAATGCAAAATCTCCACCAGCCACATTGTATCCACTTCCACCTCTTGTGCCTCTACCTTTCAGTAAAGACCTTTTTCCCTTACTAGCCATATAGACTTTAGGGTCAGGACTTCCGTCATCTGATGGTGTTACTGTAGCTGGAGCTACTGTTGCTACTGTTGCTGCTGCTGGAGCTGGTGCTGGTGCTGGAGCTGAACTCCCTCCACCAGTTACTTTTTTGATTACTTTTTTTACTGCACCCATAAATTATGCCTCCTTATCATTTATATTCTCTAAATACTCCTTACATCCCATACTTTTCAACGCACAATACAATTTATAAGGGGTAATCATCCATTTTCGTATGCCAACTAAATGTCTTATAGCAGTAACACAGTTTGTGAAAGCTAATTCCATAATATAAAAGTCAGGCAATTCTTTTGCTGGAGCAATAAGAAACTTGGCATTATGATTATCCTTGAAGTATAAACAGGCATTAAGCATTTCATCTTTTGAAAGTATCCTAATGTCTATTCCGTTCTTTCCCCAGTTGTATGAAACCCATACTTCATAAAGTGGTTCATACTTGAACGCCATACAATGCTTGAAATCCTTGTGTGTCCACCAATGAAACCACGCTGGTTTTGAAGGTTTGCTTATGAAAGCTACAATCCACTCCTCATTCGTTGCCATAAGTTTTTCTTCTTTACTCTAGTTTTTCTGTTAAAGACATCATAATTTCTTTCTACAACAAAAGGTTGCATAGGTCGTCTACCTTGTATCAAGGACTTGCCTTCTCCAGCTCCCAACAGCAGATACTGTAGAGCATCCATTACGTGAGAGTACCTGTTCTTCATAGGCTTATCCTCATACCTATCCCCTGATACCTGTAATCTTCTATAATAATATCCACCAAGAAATCCTTTCTTGATGTTGACACAATTAGGACTGACAAAGAAAGAGGCGTGTCCGTCTATCATTCTTGTCAGGACTGAGTTGACTGATTCCAGTCGCAAGGATATGTCATTGGATGGTGCTGGATGAGCCTGAATACCAGCTCCCCTCAGTATTTGAAACGGAGTTGATTCATCTGTTTGGCTACGAAAATCTCCTGCTGGGTCG